AAGAGAGATGTTTATATCTTTCCAGATAATGATGATGTAGGTAAAGAAGCTGCATGGGAGTTAGGAAAGTATCTAAAGAAGAACGGATGTAGTGTAAGGATTGCCTTACCACCTAAAGACTTTGCAGATAAGGACGATCTTTGGGATGCTAATGAAGCTAATTACTTTGATAATAGTTTTGCTTTAGAGCAATACATTAAAGGTAATCAAATGTTACCGCCTAAAAGCGATATTTACTTTCAGCGTATCGATGAGGTTATGGCAGAAGTGAAAGAGCCAGATTGGTTGATACAAGATATGTTTGAGAGAGAATCAGTTATGTCTATCTTTGGTGCTGCTAAATCAGGTAAATCTTTTGTAGCTATTGCTATGGCGTGTGCTGTTGCGATTGGAGAAGAATTTTATGGAAGTGCAAGTAAACAGGCAACTACACTTTATTTGTGTGGTGAAGGTAAGAGAGGAGTAGGGAGGAGGATAAAAGCTTATGAGCAATACTTTAATAAAGACTTATCAAAAGCACCGCTTCTGTTATCTAACAGGGGTGCAAGGATTACAGAAGATGATGAATTTGATAAGTTGTTAACAACTTGTAGAGAGATAGAAGAACAATATGGCAGTATTGGTCTAATTATATTTGATACATTTCAACGAAACTTCTCAGGTAATGAGAACTCTAGTGAAGATGTAGGATTATTTATACAGCGTCTTGATAAGTTAGTTGCTGAGTTTGGTGCTACTTGTTGTTTTGTGCATCATACAGGTCATGGATCAAATGCTAGGGCAAGAGGTTCAAGTGTTATACAAGCTAGTCTAGATTATGAATTTAAGGTAAGCAGAGACGATATAATTGATGAAATGTGGGTTGATTTTGAGCAGACACTTAACAAAGATGGAATGGGCATGGCTAAGATGCAATATAAGTTCCATGAAGTTAATCTGCTTGGCTTTGAAAATTTAACAAGTGGAGTGCTAATACCAGAAGATAAACCAATAGACATAAAAGAATCTACAGTTAATGAAGAAACTATAAAGGCACTTATAACTGTAGCTGAACAGCAATGCCCTGATGATCCTGTAAGTGTATGGCTTAATGCAAAAGATATAAAAGGCATATTGAAGCAATCACGAAAGACTGCACAGGGTAGATTAAAGCAATTGAAGGAAAAAGGATTGGTACATTACAAAGAAAATTGCGGTTATCAGGCTAAAAAATGGGATGAAGGACTGTTTTAGTGGATATAAAAGTGGATAGATGTGGATATAAAGTGGATATAAATTGGCTATTTTCTATCCGAAATCAACATATAGTGGATATACTGGATATATATATACCTTGTATATATCCATATATCCATAATGATCCGAGTTTTTGATATATCCATGCAACGTATAACAAAAGAGCAAGTAATTGCAGAAGTAAAAGAAATCAGAAATTTTGAATCTGACTTAAATAAAACGTGGGGTGGTAAGGAGAGAATACTTAAATTAATACCAAGCGACCTTATGCTTAAGTTTGAAAGAGCAGAATATATGTTTAAAAAATCTATAAGATCTGAGGATTATAAAAAAATTATAGAGATGTGTGATCTTATGTATAGAGCTTATAACGCAATCATTGCTGCTGCTGAACTAAATGGTTACGAAGAGCTTGATCCAGATGTGCTGTGTTTTAAGTATAACAAAGACAAATATGCACTTATAACTAATAATGATACAGATTTAAAACACGTTTACGATAAATATAAACATGAAGATAATTGTATAATTTTTAGTGTAGAGGAATTGTTTAGATGCATACCTCAGCATTTAGTCGATGCTAAAGAAGAATTAACGCAAGCTAACTTCTCACCAACATTTGAAAAGATAGATGTTTAGAGATAAAAATATTACAGTCTGGTTTAGTTGTGGTGCTGCAAGTGCAGTAGCAGCTAAGAAAACTATAGAGCTATATGGTCAAGACAACACGATAAGAGTCGTCAATAATCCTATTAAAGAAGAGCATGAAGATAATCAAAGGTTTTTAAAGGACGTAGAACATTGGTTGGGTGTTGAGATAGAGTATGCCATCAACCCCAAATTTCCTGACGCATCATGCGAAACTGTATGGCAAGAAAGAAAATTTATGTCTGGTGTATTTGGTGCGCCATGCACATTACATCTAAAAAGAAATGCTAGACAAGTATGGGAAATAAAAAATCCAACTGATTATATTGTTTTAGGTTTTACTGCTGATGAAGAAAAACGAGCAAAGAGATTTAGTGAAACAAATAAGCAGCAACTATTAACGCCTTTGATAGATGAGGGCATAACAAAGCAAGGTTGTTTTGATATTCTTATGTTTGAGGGTATAAAATTACCAGAGATATATTCTTTGGGTTACCCAAATGCTAATTGTATTGGTTGTGTCAAAGCATCTTCACCTACTTACTGGAATCTTGTAAGAAAAACATTTCCTAATGTATTTCAAAAAAGAAGTGAAACTTCAAAAAATATTGGAGCAAGGTTAGCTATTTATAAGGGACAAAGAATATTTTTACATGAACTGCCAGCAGATGCTAGAGGTAGAGATCTTAAGAGCTATGATTTTGAATGTGGTATTTTCTGTATAAAAGAAGATGAGTAAGGGTAGTAAACGCAGGCCAGAAGATAAGAAAAAAATTGATAATAATTGGGATAAAATATTTCTAAATGAAAAAAATAAAAAAAAGATTAGTACAATACAGACAGACGATAGCTAACATTATTGATGCAAAGATTGAAAAGTCACTACAAAAGAAAGCAAACAAACTACATGGGAGATAAGAATAATGGGTATATATGATTCGGTACAAAATCCTAAACATTATTGCGAAGATAAAATAGAATCTTTAGACTATATCAAGCAGCAATTAGGTAAGCAGGGTTTTATGGCTTATTGTGTTGGCAATATGCATAAATATTTGCATCGACATGAAAAGAAGGGTGAGAACATACAAGATCTTAAAAAGCTTATCTTTTATGCTAATGAAAAGATAAATGTATTAGAAAACTTATGAGTAAAGTTATTAGCGTAGAAGTATTAAGAGAAAAGATTAATAAAGGCATATCAAGTTATGATTGCGCTAGAACTTTCGGTGTAAGTCAATCAACAGTAATTAGAAGAGCAAAACAATACGGTTTACAGTTTAAGGGTAAATCAACCTGGAGAAACCTATGAAAATAATTGTCAAGCATGATATAGATAAAGCTGTAAAAGCTATAAACAATTTTGATAAAAGACATTTACCTGAAGCTACAGCAAAATCAATAAATATAACTTTATTTGGCTTACGCAAAGAGATGATGAAGCAATTGCCAAAAAAACTTGATAGACCTACACCAGCAACAATAAAAGGTTTTCTTGTATCAAAAGCACACAAAAATAAATTGGGTGGTATATTGTTTATAAAAGAATTTGTAGAAAAATATTTAAAGTTTCAAATAACAGGTGGAGTTAGAACAAGCGAAAGGAAAATACCAATACCATATACACCAAACGCAAGATTAAATAAGTATGGAAATATTGTTGGAAAAAGATCTGGATTAATCAAAAAGAAGAGTCAGTTTATTGGAACTGTAAAAGGAATTACTGGTGTTTGGGAAAGAGTAAAGGTTAAGTCTACTAGTCAGTCAAAGTCTCCACTAAAACTTATTGTTGGATTTCATAAAACAGTAGATTATCAACCTAAATTTCCTTTTTTTAAAATAGGCAGAGGTTACATAAGGTCTAAGTTTCAAAGGAATTTTGTAAGAGCATTTAATGAAGCTAAGAGAGGTATACGCTAGTGTGTAGGTTCTTCCTAGCAACGCAACGTGGGTTATTCGCGACGGCAGATGTTTTTTAGCGACAAATGTTCTGTACTAAGGTAATTTTCTACTAATGGCAACACAAAGAGAAGCTGCTGAACATTTAGGACTTTCTGTTAAAAGTATTTCGCAATTAATAAAAAATGGAGTTTTGCCTTCAAAAAGAGGTCGATCACCTCTTAATATTGATGTTTGTCGACATGCTTACATTAGTTATCTAAGAAAATTGTCTGGTTATCACAAAACTAGCGGTACAGGAGACATTGCAGAAGAAAAAACAAGGCTTACAAAGGCGCAAGCTGATAAAGCAGAACTAGAGGTATCTGAACTTGAGGGTAAGCTTATACCAGCACAATTAGTGCAAGATACCTGGACTGATTTTGTAGCAAATGTACGAGCAAAGCTACTTGGTATGCCTTCAAGGCTAGCACATCAAATGATTGCAACTGAAGATTATGCCGAAGCAGAAAAATTACTTAAAGATTGTGTATATGATGCACTGAATGAATTAGCAGAAAATGGAATACCTACAGAATATGCAGGACGTGTTGAAAAACACGATGCAGACGTTTAAACCACCACCTGATCTTAAAGTTTCAGAGTGGTCAGATAGATATAGAAAGCTATCACCAGAATCTTCTTCTGAATCTGGTCAATGGTCAACATCTAGATGTCCTTATCAAAAAGAAATAATGGACACTTTTAATGATCCTTTTATAGAAAGGATTGTGGTAATGACCTCATCGCAAGTTGGCAAAACTGAAATATTGCTAAATGCTATAGGTTATTACATAGATCAAGATGCTTCTCCAATACTAGTAACGCAACCTACTTTACAAATGGGACAAACGTTCAGTAAAGACAGATTATCTGCAATGATTAGAGATAGTGAAAAGCTAAAAGGTTGTGTTAAGGACGCAAGAAGTAGAGATAGTGGCAATACTACAATGCACAAAAAGTTTCCTGGCGGTCATATATCTATTGTCGGATCTAATAGTGCTAGTGGCTTGGCTTCTAGACCTATAAGAATATTGTTAATGGATGAGGTTGATAGATATGAACTATCAGCAGGATCAGAAGGCTCACCTATATCTTTGGCTATTGCTAGAACCAAAACATTTTGGAATCGCAAGATATTCATGTGTAGCACCCCAACAATTAAAGGCTTATCTGCAATTGAGTCTGCTTTTGAAGAATCAGATCAACGTTACTTTTATGTGCCTTGTCCAGAATGTAATAAAAAACAAGTGTTAAAATGGAAAAACGTAGTCTGGGAAGAAAACAAACCTGAAACTGCTTCTTATGCTTGCGACCATTGTGGCTCAGTTATACAAGAATCAAAAAAGCAATGGATGCTTAAACATGGTGAGTGGCGTGCAACAAAAGAAACAGAAAACACAGCAGGCTTTCATATATCAGAGTTATATAGTGTTTGGTCAACATGGGCGCAGATGGCAACTGATTTTTTAGAAGCAAAGAAGAACCCTGAAACACTTAAAACATTTATCAATACAAGTCTTGGAGAATCTTGGGAAGAGCAAGGTGATTCTTTAGAGTATGAAAACTTGCTAGAAAGAAGATTAAACTACGATCATACAACAATACCTGAAGATATATTGGCAATAACTGTTGGCGTTGATACACAAAAGGATAGACTTGAGCTGCAATGCGTAGGTTGGGGTAAAAACTACGAAGCTTGGGTACTTGATTACAAAATACTTTGGGGAGATCCTAATGCATTTAATGTCTGGAATGAGCTTGATTCATATTTAAAGAAAAGATTTAAGACAGAAACAGGTAGAATTGTACCAATTTCTTGCGCTTGTGTTGACTCTGGTGGTTTACACACCAATCAAGTTTATGCCTTTACCAAACCAAGACAAGCAAGACGAGTGTTTGCTATCAAAGGTGCAAGTGTTCAAGGCAAGCCAATAGTAAATAGGCCAAGCTATGTTGGCAAAAACAAAGCAGTCCTATACACGCTTGGAGTTGATACTGCAAAAGAAGCGATCTTTAACAGATTAGCTGCTGAACCAGAGGACTCTACTTTGCACTTTTGTTTAGATTTAGACGAAGAATATTTTAAGCAACTTACTAGCGAAAAACGCATAACTAAATGGGTAAGAGGTAAAAAACAACTAGTTTGGAAGCAAATAGGCAAAAGAAATGAAGCTTTAGACACGCTTGTCTACAATTTTGGAGCTATTTACATACTTAATCCTAATTTTGATGTTTTAGAAGAAAAAATACTTGCAATAGGTACAAAAAAACCACAAAAACGTGAAAATCCTAATAGAATTGTTACAAAAAGAGGTAATTTTGCTACAAACTGGAAGTAAATATTGACAAAAACAAAATGGTTCATAATGTTATATGTAGGTGTATCTATAACATTTATGAGGATTATTGTTGAGCAATAGATTCGATAGAACAAATTATCCGACTGCTGAACCTGCAAAACTTGTTGCTGGTGATAGATTTACATGGCGAAGAGATGATCTTGCTAATGATTATGCAGTTGGTGCGTTTGCATTAAGCTATGAGTTTCACTCCGATGCAGGTGGTGGCGGAAGTAAGAAGTTTACTATTGCTGCAACTGAAGCAGATAGCACCTACTACATAGAGGTTGGTTCATCAACCACAGCAAGTTATACTCCTGGTGATTATATCTGGGAAGCTTATGTAACAAGAAGCTCTGACTCAGAACGCATTATGGTAGACTCTGGTAGAACAGAGATTACCACCAATCTTGCTAACACAAACGCTGATCTTAGAAGTCATGCAAAGAAAGTGCTTGACGCAATAGAAAGCGTTTTAGAGGGCAGAGCAACAATTGATCAAGCGTCCATGTCGATTGCAGGCAGATCACTCTCAAGAACTCCAATACCTGATTTGATGCAGTTGCGAGATAGGTATAAAGCCGAATATCTTAAAGAAATTAAATTAGCTAGAATCAGAAACAAGCAAGGATCAGGCAATACTATAAAAGTTAAGTTTGGTCAGAATACAACAATTAACCCAACAGATTACACATAATGGCTTGGTACGATAATTTATTAGGCAATAACAAAAAGAAAGTTAAGAAAAGAACTTTTAAAAGAAGTTATCAAGGTGCAAATACAGGGAGACTATTTGCAGACTTTCTAACAAGCTCTACAAGTGCCGATGCAGAAGTCAAAGACAACCTTAGAATCTTAAGAGATAGAGGTCGAGAGTTAGCACGCAATGATGCATATATCTCAAGATACTTAAATTTGATGGTATCTAATGTCATTGGCAAGCAAGGCGTAAGAGTAAGCTCCAAATCGTACAATGATGATAGATCGTTGGACATTGGAGCTAACCTGCTGATCGAAAGAGGTTGGAAAGAATGGTCACAACTTGGCAACTGCACTCTTAATGGCAGGCTTTCATTTTTAGATTGTCAAAAAATATTTATAGAAACTCTATTAAGAGATGGAGAAGTACTAATTCGTAAAGTAAAAACTACCGATTCGCCTTTTGGTTTTCAAATACAATTTTTAGAAGCAGATCATTTAGACGAGCAAAAAAATGACAGCACTTTGCCAAATGGTAGAAGTATCAAGATGGGTGTCGAGGTTGACAGAAATGATAAACCTATTGCTTATCATTTATTTAAAAAACATCCTTATAGCAATACCTACCCAAAACCTGCGCAAGAATATATAAGAGTGCCTGCTGAAGAAATAATACACGCATATTTACCAAACAGAGCAGAACAAACAAGAGGTGTATCTTTTATTGCACCTGTAATGGCAAATGTAAAACAATTAAACGCATACCTTGAAGCAGAGATAGTAGCTGCAAGAGTAGGAGCATCTAAACAAGGCTTCTTTATTTCTCCAGACGGAGATGGGTACGTGGGAGATGGCGATTATGAAGATACTTTTAATCCTACAATGACTGCTCAAGCAGGTGTATTTGAACAATTGCCAGCAGGCATGGATTTTAAAGCTTTTGATCCATCTCATCCTAATTCTGCTTTTGATTCTTTTACAACTAGCGTATTAAGAAGTATCGCAAGCGGTTTAAATATTTCTTATCACAGCTTAAGTAACGACTTAACATCTGTTAATTATTCAAGCATTAGACAAGGAGCTTTAGAAGATAGAAGCAACTATCAAATTATGCAGCAATTTATAATTGAGCATTTTGTTGATCCTATATTTAAAGCTTGGCTTGAAATGACAATATCGACAGGTTACATAAATTTACCGATGGGTAAGTTTGATAAGTTTGCTAGAGGTATAACTTATATACCTAGATCTTTTGCACACATTGATCCATTAAAAGAAATGCAAGCAAATGTAATAGGGTTGCAGAATGGCACAATAACTTATAGTGATATTACATCAACTTTTGGTAGAGATGTAGAAGAACTTTTTGAACAACATCAAAAAGAATTAGAGCTAGCAAAACAATACGACATAGAGTTAGCGTATCAACCCTTTGGTACTAAACTACCAGTTGAAGCAAAAATACTAGGTGGAGACGATGAAGATGCCTAGACCAAATGAGGGCATGAAAGCCGAAGCACGAAAGGGTATAGATTGGCGTGCCGAATTTGGTAGAGGCGGAACTAGGGTTGGAGCTACTAGAGCAAGACAAATTGTTAATGGTGAGAACTTATCAGATGATACTGTTAAGAGAATGTTTAGCTTTTTCTCAAGACATGAGGTAGATAAACAAGCAGAAGGTTTTAGACCTGGTGAAGATGGCTACCCTTCTAACGGTAGGATAGCATGGGCGTTATGGGGTGGAGATGCAGGATTTAGTTGGTCAAAGAGGTTTGTTGAAAAAATGAAAAATGAAAAGGGTATTGTTAGTGTGAGAAACGAGACTATTGAGTATAAAGTTATAATTAAAAAAGGTGAAAACAAATATGGTGAAGGGAACAAGTTTTATTTAGATGGCGAGTTATCACCAAGTTTAATGTTAGAGATTGGCAACACCTACGTATTTGATATATCAGATCAATCCAATAAAACACATGGATTGCGTTTCTCAACAACAGAAGATGGTATCCACAATGATGGTCAAGAGTATAAAACAAATGTAAAAGTTGTTGGCAAAGCTGGCGAAGCAGATTCGAGTATAAGTATTGAGATTGATGTTGATACTCCAGACCTATATTATTATTGTATTAATCACGCAGGCATGGGTAATAAGATAATGATAAAAGATAATGAAGAAAGAAGCGTGAGAGGCACAGAAGAAACCTTGCGAGAAAAAGCAAGAGAGCATAACAAAGAAGTTGGCGATAACCCATCTAAAAGAACAAGTTATGCAACCTTACAAAAAGTTTACAACAGAGGAATCGGTGCTTTTAAAACATCGCCTCAAAGCGTACGTCCCACAGTTAAGTCAAAAGAACAATGGGCGATGGCAAGAGTAAATAATTTTTTGCGTGTTCTAAGAACAGGCAGATTTAAGTCAGGAAAGCATGATACTGATTTGCTTCCTGCATCACATCCTTTATCAAGTAAAAATAAAGAGGAGAAATCTATGAATGATAAAGACGATAGACATATCCTCAATGTTGCGGAAACAGGCGAAAAAGTTGTTGTCGAGTTTGCAAAGCACCTTGAGGATGGACAAGAAGGCGAAGAGGTGGAAATGCCTCAAGAAGCACGTCCATATCATTATGGCGATGATGATGAAGATGAAAAAAATAGAAATGTAGTTGACTTAAAAGTTGAATACAGAACTATTGATTTATCAAGATCGGAATTTGTCGATGAAGAAAATAGACGTGTAAGGATTGGTGTTTCTAGTGAAGAGCCAGTTGAAAGAAGTTTTGGAATGGAAGTTCTAGGACATTCACCAGAAGAAATAAACATGGAGTTTATGCAATCTGGACGAGCGCCATTGCTACTTGATCATAAGATGGATCAGGTAATTGGTGTTGTTGAAGAATTTAAACTTGATCAGGCAGCGCAAAGAACTGTTGCTGTGGTCAGATTTGGTCGATCTGATCTTGCTGAAGAAGTATTTAGAGATGTGCTTGATGGCATACGCATGAATATTAGCGTTGGCTATCGAGTAGATAAATTAACCAGAATGAAAGAAAAAGACGAAAACTACTACAGAGCAAGCTGGACACCTTTAGAGGTATCCTCTGTTGCTGTGCCAGCAGATTCTAGTCGTAAAGTCGGTGTCGGACGTTCTAAAGAAATTGCTGAAAAAGCAAGGATAGAAATAATGTCAGAAGAAAAGAAAGAAATTAATCTTGATGATGTTAGATCAGAAAGTGCTGAAGCTGCTAAAAAAGAATTTGCAAGAAACTCAAAAGAGATTCTTGATTTAGCTGTTAAGCACAATAAAAGAGATTTAGCACACCAAGCTATATCTGAAGGCAAATCTGTTGAAGAATTTAGAGGTCTATTATTAGATAACATATCTAATGATGTGCCTTTAGAAACTCCAAAAGATATTGGTCTTACAGAGAAAGAAACTAAAAGATTTAGCATAATGAGAGCTATTAATGCGATGGCTAATCCTACAGATAGGAAAGCTCAAGAAAATGCTAAGTTTGAATTTGAAGCTTCAGAAGCAGCACAAAGAGAGTATGGTCAAACTGCTCAAGGTATTATGTTGCCAGATGAAGTTTTAAGAAATTGGAATCAGAGAGATTTATCTGCTGGAAGTGATGGAGACCTAATCGGTCAAGATTACAGAGCAGGTGATTTCATTGATGTACTAAGAAATAACTCTGCTGTTATGCCATTAGCAACTATGCTAAATGGTCTTACAGGCGATGTTAAGATACCAAAGAAAACTGCTGCTGCATCTGCTGCTTTTATTAGTTCAGAAGGTGGCGCTGCTGGTGAATCAGAGTTAACAGTTGGCAATGTAAGTATGTCTCCTAAGTCATTAGGTGCGTTTACAGACATTACAAGACAACTTATGATTCAATCATCTTTGGACGTAGAAAATCTTGTTAGAAACGATCTAGCTGCTTCAATGGCTATTGCTATTGATGATGCTGCATTAGAGGGATCAGGAAGTTCAGGTAATCCAACAGGTATTACTAACACTTCAGGAATTAACACAGTATCACTTTCAAGTGCTGCTGCGCCTACTTTTGCAGAAATGGTAGCAATGGAAACAGCAGTCAGAGTGGATAACGCACTACTAGGCGATTTAGCTTACATAGTACATCCATCTAACTATGGCACATTGAAAACTACTGAGAAAGCAACTAACACAGCACAATTTGTTGCTGAAAACGATCAGATCAATGGCTATAGTGCTGTTGTTTCTCCACAGTTAACAGCTAACAATTATGTTTTTGGTAACTTTAACGACCTGCTTATAGGTATGTTTGGAGGCCTTGACCTAGTTGTTGATCCTTTTTCTCAGTCAACTACTGGTACTGTGAGAATAGTCGCTTTACAATCAGTTGATGTCGCTGTGAGACATGCAGTTTCATTCTGCGCTGGTTCATAATTGAGTGGTTTTAACGACTAAAAAAATGGGTGGCGCTATTGCCACCCAACTTAATAAAGGTGAATATATGAAATATTTAATATTAACTGACACAGTTGCAAACAAAGAAAAGGTCAAAGCAGGCGATGTGGTTGAACTTCCTATTGATGAAGGTAGATCATTAGTTGGCTATGGCAAAGCTGAAGAGTATAAGGGCAAAGCTAAAAAAGAAACCAATAGAAGCGTAGGACTTGAAGAGTCTGATGCTCCAAAGCCAAAGAAAAGAACTAAGAAGTAATGGCTCTTGAGTTTGATAGGGATTTTAATGGCTATCTTGATGCAGATTTAGGTCATGGTATGACTGTTACCTATACTCCTCAAGGTGGCTCTGGATCATCTATCAATATTGTCTTGGAGCAAGAATATTTTGGTATTGATGTTGGTACTGTAGATGTTGAGGGTTTTCAACCAATAGCATTTTGCAAAACAACTGATGTACCTAGTGTTGCTCATGGCGATACTATAGTTGCTCCTGCATATAAAAATCTTGATGGCACTACCATCAAGGCAGGTGCTACCTATAAAGTTATAAATGTGCAACCTAACAATACTGGAATAACGCAACTTATTCTTCAGGAGCAGTAATGGCAAACCATGTGCGCCAGCAAATTCGTGAGAGAGTAGGTACTGTTTTAACAGGTCTTACTACTACAGCTTCTAGAGTCTTTGAAAGCAGAGTTTATGCTTTGCAAGATAATGAGCTTCCTGCTTTAATTATTTATTCAAAATCAGAAACTTCAGAACCCTTAGTAATGCACACCGATAGAGTAACAGAACGTGAATTATCTTTAATTGTTGAGTGTTATGCAAAGGCAAATTCTAATTTTGATGATACTATTGATACAATATGCAAGGAGGTTGAAGAAGCTATAGCTGCTGATACTACTCTAAATAATTTGGCTAAAGATGTTTACATAGAGTCAACAGAAATAGAGTTCAATGCAGAAGGCGAAAGTCCTGTTGGTTATGCAACTTTGACATTTTTAACAACTTACCATGTTAAGGAAACTAATCCTGACGTGGCAGTTTAGCGAGGAAAATTATGAAATTAGTTAGTCCAAATGGCAAAACTATTATAGATGCACAACCTGATAGTGTTGAGTATCTAAAAAGTAAGGGTTGGAAAGAAGAAGCAACCCCATCGAAAGATAAAGTTAAATCTTCTTCTAAAACTAAAAACGAGGAATAATTATGGCAACTTTTTTAGGCAAAGGCGGAACTGTCCAGGTTGGATCAAACGCTATCGCTGAAATCAGGAGTTACAGTATTGATGAAAATATTGACGTAGTTGAAGATACATCTATGGGTGATGCAGCAAAAAGCTACATAGCTTCTATAAAAGACTTTAGTGGATCAGTTGATGTACTTTACGATGATACTGATACGAATGGACAGACAGCTTTATCTGTCGGTTCATCTGTGACACTTAACTTTGCTCCTGAAGGAACAGGAAGTGGTGCTGTTAAATTGACTGGTACAGCAATTGTTACAGGTAAATCTGTTACTGCTACACATGATGGTCTTGTAGAATCATCTATTAGTGTACAAGGTACTGGCGGCTTAACTACTACTACTTATTAATTATGTCAGCAATAGATAACGCAACAAGGCATTTTGATAGCATTGATACAAAAATTATAGAAGTCCCTGAATGGGGTGAGGATGCAGATAATCCGTTAAAGATTTACTGTAAACCGATTACTCTTTCAGAGACTTCTAAGTTTATGAAGCTAGCAAAAGATGATGAAATACAATTGCTTGCTTATGTATTAATTTACAAGGCTTTAGATGCAGATGGAGAAAAGTTATTTAACATTGCTGATAGAAGCGCTTTTTTAGATAGAGTTGATAGAAGCGTTTTAATAAGAGTCGCTTCCGAAATTATGGGTAACATAGACCAGGAAGAAATTAAAAAAAAGTAATTGAAGATAAGCAACTACAAATAAAATTTGTTTTAGCTGAAAAATTACATAAAACTCTAGCTGAAATAGAAGAAATGACTTTAGAGGAATTTCATGGGTGGATGGCTTATCTTGAGATACAGAACGAGGAAAGGGAAAAGCAACTAAGTGAACAAAAAAATAAAATTAAGGGAATTCAATAATGGCTAGGTCAGATATACACATTAGAATGTTTGGTGACAACCGAACCTCTAAGATGTTTAATCAATTTAGAAAAGATGCAAGATCATCAAGCCATGCTATTAATAATCTTAGAAATCAAATTGTAGCAGCATTTTCTGTGCGAGAGCTTGTAAGAGCAGGAGATAGTTTTGTAAATATACAAAACAGGATGCAAGCACTTACAGGTTCAACTGAACAGACAGCAGATGCAATGGCAAATATTAAAAGAATTGCTAATGAATCCAGGTCAGATTTTGACGCTGTTGGTACATTGTTCACAAGACTTACCATAGCCACACAGGATTTAGGCGTTGCGCAGACAGACATAGCTAAAGCAACACAAACAGTTGCAAATACTTTTGTTATAGCTGGTGCAGAGAGTTCTGAAGCAGCTAACTCTGCAAGACAGTTAGCACAGGGTTTAGCTTCTGGCGCTTTGCGTGGAGATGAGTTGCGATCAGTTATGGAGAATAATGTCATACTATCTAACTTACTTGCAGATGGTTTGGGTATAACAACAGGTCAGTTAAAAGATTTTGGATCAGAGGGTAAACTTACAGCAGAAGCAATTTTGCCAATTTTAATTAATGCTGTAGATGATACAACAAAGACTGTCGGAAATATGGATATGACTATTGGCCAATCTTTAACATTACTCAGAACAAACTTTACAACATTAATTGGTGAGTTTGAAAAAGCAACTGGTGTTTTTGGCACTACTGCAACAGCATTGGGCATGTTGGCAAAAAATATGGAGCTTTTATTAATACCTGCGACAGCATTGGCTGTAAGTGCAATACCAAAACTTGTATCAGGAGTTGTGGCTTTAGGCGTAGCTGTAAGAGCAAATCCATTGACAGCATTAGCAACAGGTCTAGCTGCTTTATTTGCTACTATAAAAATATTAAATCCTGAATTTACTACACTACAAGAAGAACTTGCGAGCACAGTTACAAAACAGCAAAAATTGTTAGATCAAATGAATCAAATGGATGAGGATGCACCTATGTTTGACAGATTGCTTAAGCAATATATTGAGTTAGGTGACAAAGCACAAGATTTAAGAGATGCAATAATTGAACAAAGTGGAGCAATAGAAGAAACACCAGACTCATTAAAATCTTTCTTAGATGAATATAACAAAATTATAGAAAAGTCTAAAGAAGGCATACAAGTTGTTAAAACTTTTGGTGAAACTATTGAAGGCAAGCTAACTAATGCATTTACTGACTTTTTTGATATTGCAAGTGAAGGGTTTGGTAATTTTAAAAATTTAGCAACTTCAATTATAAGAGCTATTGTTGCTGAATTAGTGCAACTGCTGATTGTCCAAAAAGCAGTAGGAATGATTAAAAGCTCAATAGATGCTTTTGCTTTTGGAGCAACAGCAAAACCAGGACAATTATTAAATCTTGGTAATGTTGGTTATGAGGGTGGTGGCTATACAGGCATGGGTGTTAGAGCAGGTGGTATAGATGGTCGTGGTGGCTTCCCTGCAATACTTCATCCCAATGAAACAGTTATAGATCACACAAAAGGACAAGGCATGGGTGCTACTGTAAACTTTAATATAACCACAGTAGATGCAGCAGGTTTTGATGAATTGCTTGCAAGCAGAAAAAACATGATTGTAAGCATGATAAATCAAGCTTATAACTCAAGAGGTAAAATGGGAATAGCATAATGTCAGGCACTTTCCCAACAACTATAAAACCAAGCAGCTTATCATTACAAGATAATAGGCCAAATCTTATCAATCAATCTGTATCTGGTAAAAGAGTTACTAGAAAATATGGATCACAATTTTTTACTCTGGATATTACATTACCATCTTTATCAAAAGATGATGCAATGGATGTTTTTGCTTTTCTAAAAAAACAGCAAAACTCTTTTGATAAATTTGATTACACATATCCAATTACAAATAGAGGCGCAAATAGATCGCAAACAGATATTGTTGTAAATGGCTCTCATAGTGTTGGTGACACAACAATTGCTTTATCAGGCTTTGATAATTCGACAACAGATGTTTTAAAAGCAGGTGATGTTATCAAGTTTGCAAATCACGATAAAGTGTATATGCTTGAATCTGATTTAGATTCGGATAGTAGTGGTAATGCAACAGTTACTATTTCTCCAGGTATTATTGCTACACTTGCAAATAGTGAAGCTGTAACTGTAGATCAACCAACCTTTAAAGTTTATCTTGATAGTGATATTCTCTACACAACAAATACTACAGGTTTGTTTTCAATAAGTTTTACATTGCGAGAGTGTATTGAGTAATGTCAAGATCATTAAGCAATACACTTTTAACGCAGTTAGCGAATCCTACTAATACATTTTGCTTCCTGCTAGAAATTAATACATCAACAGTTTTTAGACTTACCGACAATCAGTTTGATGTAACTTATGATTCAAATACTTATACATCTTCTGGTGAAATAATATCAGTAGATACAACACCAGAAACAGGAGAACTAAAAGTTGAAGAAACATCTATAGTATTATCAAACATAAACTCAACACTTATATCTGTATTTGACGATCAAAACTATATAGATAACACAGTTAATATTTATCTTGGTTTCTTTGATAATAATAATTCTTTTATTGATGCATTTACCTATTTTTCAGGCAACATAAAAAATGTAGAAGTTGACGAAAGTGCAAGAGATTCAAAGATTACTGTTACTTGCTCTAATCATTGGTCAAATTGGAATTTAAAACAGGGAAGGCATTTTACCGATGAATCTCAACAACTAGCCTTCACATCCGATAAAGGCCTTGAATATGCTCATGTCACAAAATCAAATATAAGGTGGGGTAGTTAATGGGTATATTAAAATTTTTAGAAATAGCTTTTTATGTAGTAACAACTGTTGTTGGCATAAAAAACTATAAAGCAGCAAAGAAGCTACAAGATCAAGGTCAAGATATACTAGCCACCAAAACTGCTCAAGGTGGCAAAATTCCAATCATTTATGGAAGAAGAAGAGTTGGCTCAACACTTCTTTATATGGATACAGACTCAGGCAACTCAAAAGAATTATTTGTAATATATGGTTTATGTTTAGGTGAAGTTGATTCAATAGAGCTAGATACTATAGAAATTAATGGCGTACCTTTATCTGATACAAAAGTTTTTAGAGATGGTTATTACACAGGTTCAGACAAAATATCTAGTGGAGCAGGTTCGTTAAATACTGCTAGTCAGATTGGTACATCTTCGGGAAGTTTTAGGGGTGATGGAAGGTCTGGAACTGATCCAACAAAAATTTATAGAATGGTTTTAAATGCACATCATGGAGCAGACGATCAAACAGTTGATCCTATGCTTAATGCTTCACAGTCTACTAAATTTACAAGTAATCACAGACTTAGAGGAATTGCTTACATAGCAGCATCTTTTCAGTATGACGAAAAGGGTATGTTTACTTCTGTTCCAGAATTAACAGTAGTTGTTAAGGGAAGAAAACTTTACGATCCTAGACTTGATGGCTCAATAACAGGTGGTACAGGTTCACACAGAATAGATGATCCGACTACTTATGAATGGTCTAATAATGCAGCTTTAACAATGCTTGACTATATGCATCAAGATTATGGTAAGGGTTTAGCAACATCTTCTATAGATTTACAGTCTTTTCAAACAGCAGCTAACACAGCAGATACTATTGTTGATGTTCCTGATTATAGTGGCTCATACGCTTCTGCTACTTTTTCAGCAGACGTTGAGGATAATTTTATTACAGTAAATGAAGCAACTTGGAAAAAAATTAAGGGTGGTGAATTATTAAGCGTTAAGGATAGTGGTGGTTCTGTAATAATAAATCAAAACAATGTGATTGATGCACAAAGATTTACACCACATACCGAAAGCACAAATTTTAGAATTTATACAGATGGGACACCACCTGCAAAAGTTAGCAAAAGCGTTACTTTTTCTGCTACTAATGGAGATGCAACTATTACTGTATCTTGTACTTCGCATGGTGCATCTGCTAACGATAGAGTGCTTTTTGCAGGAGCAACAAGTCTTGGTGGCAACATCACAACAACAGTTCTAAACAAAGGCTATACGATTGCAACAGTTGTAGATGCTAACAGTTTTACGATTGAAGCAACTGATCTGAACTTAACAGCTGTGTTAGCTAACAGTTCTGATACAGGCAATGGTGGTGGAAGTGCTGTTGGTAAATTTATGTATGCAGACGAATCTGGCTCTGTATTAACACAAACTAGAAGATTGCAATGTGATGGTGTTTTAGATACCAATGAAACTGTATTAGATAACGCAAGAGATTTACTATCTAATATGCGAGGATTTTTAAATTACATAGATGGTAAATACAGCGTCTTAGTAGAAGATGCAACATCATCATCTTTTAGTATTACCGATGATCACATAATTGATCAAGGTATTAAAATACGTTATGAAGATAAAGCAGAAAAACTAAATAAAGTTGTTGTACAGTTTTTTAATGCACAGAAAAAATATGAAGCTGATACAAAAACTGTATTTCATAATAATAGCACTTCAACTTATAAAAATGACGATGGTGGCGAAGAGCTTGAAACTACAGCAGAATTTCAATATATAACAAATCCTTATAACGCCTTTAACATGGGTAAAGGCATACTTGAGAGAAGTAGAAGGCAAAAAACTATAAGTTTTATTGCTACTCCTAGATTATTAAATCTCACAGCAGGAGATGTAGTTACAATAACTTACTCACCTTACAATTTATCAAATGCTGCTTATAGAATAGAAACAATAAATTTATTAGATAATGGCTTAGTAGGTATACAAGCAATAGAATATTTTGATCTTTACACGTGGTCAGCTACACCACCAGAAGAAAATGTTGGCTCTGATCCAGACTTGCCAACAGGCACAGAAGCAGAGCCACCAACCAACCTTACATTTACCGATGCTACTTCAGCCAGGAGAGCTTTTTTAACCTGGACAGCAGCAACAAATTATCCTGCAAAAGAATTTAGAGTAATTATTAAAAACTCTTCTGGCCAAGAAATACATAATAGGATTGTAAGCGATGCTTTTATAGACTTAGATTTTATAGCTGTAGCAAATGGTTATGTTGCATCTATAACATCAATTAGTAGTACTGGTGCTGAATCAAGTGCAACTTCTATCACTTTTAATGTAACTCAACAACCTGTAAAGCTAGGTGACATTCAAGCTAATGCAATTACAGCAAATGAAATAAACGTAACCAATCTAGCTGCTATAGAATCAGACTTAGGTGATATTGATGCAGGAAGCATAAACATAGGATTAGGAGCTTTCACAGTTAGTTCTTCTGGTGTTATGACTGCAACAGGAGCAACAGTATCAGGTGCAATCACAGCTTCATCATTAAATGTTACAGGTGCAACTGTTACAGGAACAATTGATGCCAGTAAGATTACACTTAATGGCGATCCTCTAACTGATATATTTGCTTTAGCAGGAAGCGGACAAGCAAAGACACTCTCTCTTGGTGGTGATACTAAAAATCTTCTTAAAGTTGATGGTATTCAACTTAAATACTTTGCTTTTGACCAAGTACAAAATCAAGGTACAGAAGTCTTAAAAATGGATATGGACACCTTAAGGTTATTCAACACAAGGTTTGATCATACACAAATAACATTTACAAGCTCTGGATCAATTGCAGCAAATACTTTGTCTGCTACAACATCTCTAACACTTGGCTCTGGCTCTGCACCATCTACTACTACAAACAAATTATATAATGTAAGTGGTAGTCTTTTTTTTAATGGTACACAACTTGGTACAGGCACAGGTGATATTACAGCAGTTGTTGCAGGTACTAACCTCAATGGTGGTGGCACAACTGGAAGTGTTACTCTTAATTTAGATTCAACCATTACAGGCAATCATACATTCTCAAACAACCTCATAGTTGGTGGTGATCTTACAGTTCAAGGCACAACCACAACGATTGACACCACTAACCTAGATGTAAAAGACAAAAACATAACCCTTAACTTCTCAACAGGCGATTCTTCTGCAAATGCAAACGGAGCAGGTATAACTATTCAAGATGCAGTTAGTCAGGGTAACGATGCAACCATTCTATGGGATAACACAAATGATGAGTTTGATTTTTCTCATAAAATAAATGTTACAGGAACTATCTCTAGTGGTGCTTTGTCTGTAACTGGTTCAAGATCATTATTTTCAACATCTACTAATGGTCAACAAACTGCTCTAGCAGTAACTAATGGCACAGGCACAGGTGGTTATTTTAATGTAAAGTCTAATGTTGGTAATGTCAATACAGATGGAAATGTTGGTTTACATATAGGTTGGAATAAATCTAATGGTGGTAGAGAAATCAACATGATCTTTGATGGTGGTACTTCTCAAGCAGATACTGAAATGATCTTTACTAGTACAGATGGGAGTATTTATACAGATATCTTCCAAATTAATGGTGGTGGCAATGTTGATATTAAAAATGGTGGTTTAAGAATTGGTACAACCACAGTAATAGATTCCTCAAGAAACCTCACAAACATAGGAACTATCTCTAGTGGTGCTATAACAACAACTGGATTTTTTAATATTCATGCAGCTCATACTGTTTATGCAGGTATGGTTACAACAACCTCCA